TTCGCGGACGCCAAGATGGTTCAAAAGGAACGCCCCGATATCAAAGCCATTGTGAAGCGAAGTGCAATGGTGTTCAGTAGCGTCCTTGCTGGGATGGCGTTATATGACCAGTTCAACCCGCTCATGGGGCAGATAGGCGACAAAGTGGGTTCTATGACTGGCGGCAGCGACGGTTCTCCGACACAAGTGTTCACCGACAAGCCGGCGTTTTAGACCGTTGGCTTAACCACCACTTGTTTCATGAGAAATATACAATATGTAGCAATATACATGTCTAATCGCCTACGCCTACTACTAACTATACTGTATGGACCCAATTAGGTTCCATACACTATTACTCCACTACCTACTACTAGCCATAGTCAACCCGCCATAGATCGTTCCCTCATCTGACGATATGGTCGAAGTAGATGATATCGACGAGGACCTTGGCGAACGCGATGTGCTGTTGGTGCGGATCTTTCCTTTCAACACTCGCAACTTCCCCAAGTCGATCAACGGGATCAGTTTTTTGTCGATCTCGTCGACGCACATTGCGCACACGATAAAGATTGTTTCACCTCGATCGGGGAATTTCAAGCTACAAATGTTGTCGTTGCACACGCCGCGACAACATTTATTACAACTCTCGGTAATATTGGCTGCATCGCACATGTCGCACGGATCGTACACCCGATTACTAAAGGGTTGCTCTACCGACTCCAGACTGGTTCCATACCTATATATTATACTCATATCGGCTGTTCTGTTTTTTTTGTATACTATTGCAGTGATGGATCATATCATTTCAATTCTTCGCGACTTTGTTCTAGATAGACAGATCATCGGTGTCGGTTGGTTCAAACCGCGTCTTCAGAACGGGAAACTTGTCGATGTCCATGACGTGTCCCATGTACTTTGACGCAATGTCCTTCTTCTTCACAACATATCGCGAAAACTCCGGGCGGTGCAGTTGCGCTTCGGGCGTGTGTCGGTGTACGTGTCGCGCGATCATCTTGTACAGTTTAAACGACGGGTATCGCTCGTCTCCGTTTGATTTGTACAGCACATTGCGCCCCGTGTCGTCCATGCACCACTCCTTGATGATGCCCATCACGCGGTTATCTGGTTCAGACTCCATTTCGTCTTCGATGTCATCGTAGATCGAGCATGCCAGTCGACACAGATCAAAACTGAAGTTCGGGTCGATGCGCGGTTTGTCGGTGTTGTAGTAGGGTTCGGTGTTGTACTGCGTCGATGCGTCCGCTCCGGGTTTGAAACTATCGCTGCATATGACCATATCATTGTATGTGTAAATACTGCGCCCAAAATCGATGATCTTCGCAATGCGCCCAAATGTGGGTACCTTGTAGTACGAGTTTCCGAACTTGTAAAAGAGGAATGCCTTTTTAGTCTCGGTGAACATGATGTTACTGCTGTGCAGATCGTTATGTGTAAATGAAAACACCCTTTGGTAAGTGAGCAGTGTCATGATCACCTGCATGAAAATACTAAACCAGTGGTCGTCTGACAACTCGTCGCGACTCATGAGCGCGTCCAGCGTGTAATCCATTTTTTCCATGAATACCACCTCTACTGGAAACCTGGGAAGAGTGGCCAACACAATTGGTTCATCGTCGTCGGATCCCGACTCGTCGCTCCACTCATCGCTTGTTCCTGACTCCGATTTTTCGCCATCGCCGTCAGAGGTACACGACGTGCGCGACGAGCAACTCGACGACGAATCGTCGTTGTCATCAATAACAATGTCGTCATCCCCGTCTATAATCGGAACGGTGTCGCCGATCCCGATTACCTCGAGATCGGTCGCTGCCAGATCGGCCAGCGATAGAACCGTGGTGGGAGCAACGTCCTCAGATACTTCGAAAAGACCGTCGTACGATACCTCCCCGATGTCCGATGCGGCATGTTCCACGTTGGTATCCATGCCGGTCGTCTCCGACGATTCCACTAGCGGTGCGATGGAGATGGGTGGCATGCGTCCGCTTCGCGCCGTTCCCGTTTCGAGAATGTCGTTGATGAATAACGAGTAGTCCTCCACCTGGAAGTCGACGTTTTTGTGCGTGTTGAAAAAGGAGGATCCGTGCAGGTACTCTAAATCATCGTAGATATTTACCGCCAGGTTTCGCTTCACTCCCATGAATGCGCCATAGTAGGGTACTCCGTGTACAAAGGTGGTCTGGTTCTGAAGAAGGGATGTAAATTGTGTGAACATTCCATCCACGTATGCGTTGTTGTTCACGTCGACCAGGCAAGGGCTGGACTCGCGTGCATCAGTGTACGTTGGCAGGTTGAATATATCATTATCATGAAAGGTCTTCCCCGTTAAAAACTTGTACGGGTCTGTCAATGGAATGATTTTACAAAACACCGATGTCGTCTGTGCGTGTTTGCCGTCCGCGCTACACAATTCGGCCTGATATGTCACTGGCGTCTCCTTCTTAATAATTCGGTTCACATGTAGTGGGCTGTGCATGTTCACACAATCGCAGTTCGTCGAGTTCATATCGAAAAACCTGGAGTATATGGGAATATAATTCTGGATGCATTCCATGTCCATGACACATTCTTCCTTAAGTTGGTTGAAAAGGTCAATGTTTCGTCGCTTGGTGTAGTTAACTCGGCAGAGAGTTTCGGCCCGAGAGTTCATTATCCACTAATAACATATATAACTGCTCGTATAAACGCTTTACTTACCGAGCGACCCCGAATACTGCGCGTTCGGTACAAACAATTAGAATAGACGCGGTATACTATATCTCAGTAGTACATGACGCTCGAGCTCAAAAAATTCAGCATGAAATCCATTAGTTTTAAAGCAGACGAATCCAAAGGGCCTGTATGCGTTCTTATTGGCCGGAGAGACACGGGGAAGAGTTTTTTAGTTCGTGACCTGCTATATTACCACCAAGACATCCCCATCGGAGTTGTCATCGCCGGAACAGAGGAGGGTAACGGTTTCTACGGAAGGCTTGTACCGCGACTCTTCATCCACACGGAATATAGTTCGGGCATCATTGAAAATATACTTAAGCGACAAAAAGGTGTCCTAAAACAAATAAAAAAGGAGGTAGAAGCAAAGCGACGATCTACAATTGACCCGCGAACATTCGTTATACTGGATGATTGTCTCTACGACGCTTCATGGTCACGTGACAAACTGATGCGACTTCTCTTTATGAATGGTAGGCATTGGAAGATCATGTTAATTATAACGATGCAGTACCCGCTCGGTATCCCCCCTACGCTGCGTACCAACATCGATTTTGTGTTTATTCTGCGAGAGCCGTACATCGCGAACCGGAAGCGCATTTACGAGAACTATGCAGGTATGTTTCCCACGCTCGAGTCGTTCTGTCAGGTGATGGATCAGTGTACGGAGAACTACGAGTGCCTCGTGATCAACAACAACTCCAAGTCGAACAAGCTCAGCGACCAGGTGTTCTGGTACAAGGCCGATTCACATAACGACTTTCGTCTAGGATCGAAGGAATTTTGGGATCTATCCAAGAACATGGGGTCGGACGACGAGGACGAGAAATATGACCCTGGAACGGCCAAAAAGCGCGGCGCAGGCCAGACCATAAACGTGAAAAAGAGTAAATGGTAACCAATAATACCATTGGTATAATCAATATGATATTGTGTATAACACACACCGTATCATATATTCGTTTGTGACGCTGATGCATCAAGTACTTGTCTATACGCCGCCAGACGAATTGGTCCCGCCACCGCCGCCAGACAGGTTTGTAACACTGGATAGTCCGCGGTCCGTATTTAGATCTGTGACCACGTTATCGCCGTCGAAAAGCTCTGACCGGATATCTCCCACCGACACCTCTTCCTTTGACCCGCCTAGTGCCGTTTCTTGACTACTGATACCGCCAATGGAGATGAGATTACCGTCTTCATCCACGTCCTGTGTAAGAGTCGTGTTGTGTAGCTCTGCCTTCTCCACGTTGTCACGAATAGCCTCCTTCTTGGTATCCTTTACACGCTTTTCGAATGCCATCTTGGCAAAGTCTTGGTTCTTCACCTTCTCCTGCATGAGTTTGTTCAGCTCGTCTTCTAAGTATTCTACGCGCCCTGTCTTGTAGGCATCGGGTTCCCATGGCATCCACATACCGATTGGTCCCACATAAACGTCGTGGTTGGGATCCATTTCGCGCAACATCTTACATCGAAGCTCTGCCTCATCGAGCGTTGGGTACACGCCGCGTACCTTTAGTCCCCGAACAGACGTTTGAAAATTGTGCGCTCGCAAAAACTCTGCATCGAGCTGTTCCTCCTTGGCATCCACAAAGTTTTTGTAATCCGAGTCCACTGTGGTTTCTTTCAACGTGTCAATCTCGTCTTTAGCAAACCCTTTGAAGTCCTCAATGAGTGTTTCTGTTGAAAGGTTATACTTGAACGCTAAGAAGTTCAAAAACTGATGATACTTCTCCATGGATTTGGATAAATCGTACTCCTTCAAAAACTTTTCGAAAAAGAAGAGGTTTTTACTCTTTAGTGTGCTTTCAGGGGATACAAACGACACGCAGGTAAATTTCTGGTTCGCGATTGGTTTGTCTTCGTCCAACACATCGACATATTTTGTATTTGTGGTTCCATCTGCCTGTAATTTTCTGGGAAAAGCGGTAGAGGTAGAAGAAGAACTATCCGACGACATTATGTATTACAGACCAATGTATGTCTAAGTCCTTTCTATTTAGGAAATATCCGTCCAAAAAATGCACATCTGTCGAAATATTTTCTCAGCATTAAGTATAATACGATGTTCGACGCAAGTGAATTGATTAAGCGTGTGATTAAATACCTCGTCGAAGGTCTCATGGTCGCCATCGCGGCATACGCCATCCCCAAGAGGTCCTTGAACATGGAGGAGATCGGTCTTCTTGCATTGACCGCCGCCGCCACGTTTAGCATTTTGGATACCTACATTCCTAGCATGGGTGTAACTACTCGCTCTGGTGCCGGATTCGGTATTGGTGCCAACCTCGTTGGTTTCCCTGGAGGCCTCTAACTCTGAGTATATAATAACACACTAGTTACTAGTTGTGTATATATGGAACAATCACATTTCATATATACTTCTTATCGCATGCAGTTACACTGTAGCAATAAACTCCCAGTCCAGTTCGTCGCAGATCTTTTTCCAAATGGAATCCTGCTCGATCAACTTTTCGCGATCCTTTAGCATGGGTATATGTTCCAGATAGACGGTCTGGTCGAGAAGTTCAAACAGCTTATACACCACGTAATAGTAGTGTAGGAAGTTTACCCGGTAATCCGGGCAATGCTTCGCATACGGGTACTGAATCTCCATGAAGAAATTGCACAACGTCTTCTCCAACTCTTGGCTTATCAATACTGGCTGGATACCCAGCTTATTCTTGATGAAATTAATGTGTTCGTAATACTTGTTGTACCCCAACTTCTTTAACAGATCCTTGCACTTGTAGTACGTCAAATCAGTCAGGTCGATCCGCTCCTTCTTAATCTGGAGCTTTAGGTTCTCTATCACTTCTTTAGGGATCTGGGTCGTCTCCTTGCCTTGAAACTGGGACAAAATTTCCTTGAAGTGGTTGATCTTCTTGTACGCGTAGAAACATACCTCCTTGGGCGGCTCCTTGTACGACGGCTTGTCGTTCTCGATCAGATACTTTACGCCGTTGCCGCAAAGATTACAAATCATCACTCCCTCGTCCTCGATAGGTATCAACTCCCCCTTATAACAAGACTTGCATACATCCGTTGTATATACATATTTGTCCACATCCAAAAAAGTTGTGTCGATGTTCGACAAATACCGCTGAATGATAGTCTGGTTATTATGCTCCATGCTACGAATCGTATTCTCCGCGTCAGTGTTTAGTTTGAAAAAAACATCCAACTTGGTATTTGGAACCATCTCATCGCTACCATCGGATATCTTTTTCTTGTTTTCAAAGTAGCCAAACACGTACTTGGAGTTGTCGAGGAAATAGTCCGACTTGGTCTGCTTTAACCCTCGTATCTCAGTCCTGATCGCAGTTATCCTATCCGCACGATCCAACTGCTGATCTAGTCGTTGTCCAGAAATCGCAGTCGCAACACACCGGGAATGCTTATCCTTCACAACTCGCAGTTCTGCACTCAGTTCTTGAATACGAACCTCGTCCTTTGAAAACCCTGTTATTTTTTCAGAATGCTTTCCGTCGAGCGTTATAGTACTCTTCTCACTTACAATGATTTTTTTGTCTGTTTTTGGCTTGAAGGACGGCATGCGACGGATAAGGCTATTAGTAATAAGTATACTCGAATAACTCTATCTAGTTATACAACATATTATTTGTTCCTATAAATATTCACCCATCGTAAAAATGAGAGAGAAATGGTGTGTACCCAATGTACATCATGGATATAGTTCATGCCTTACAGTCGAACGACATTACCACGATAGACGCGACAACCTTTGCAAAAATGTCCTTCGTTTTTAATGCTATCAACGACGGATGGACAGTACGGAAAAAGAAGGACAAATATGTATTTGTACGCCCACATGATAATCGAAAAGAAGTGTTTGAAAACGCTTACCTTGAAGCATTCATAAAAACAAATATGTCTATTATTCCGAATCCCACGTAGATGTAATACTCGTTGTATTTAGGCGTTTCTCGCCGTTTTTTTATCTTTACCCTTATTATAATCATGGGAGGAGGCCTTATGCA